CGTCAATAGGAGTGTTATACTGGTCGTTGAGATTCTTGTAATATTGATTTTGAAATTTCTCTGCTTCTGTCATGTCTCAAAATATAGAGCCAGCACTTCATGGGACTGGTTGGATAGTAGCGTTTGGTACAGTATTAGGAATTGTTTGAACAGGTGCTATAGGTGCTATAGATGCGTTTAATCCTGTTCCTTGTCATCCTACAGAGATATTACCATTTTGTGCTGGAGGAGTAGCAACAAGGCTATTCACACCAGCTCAATACATAGCAGAGTTAGGGTCTGCTTGTTTTCTTTGTGCTGCGAGTTCGGATGCTGTGGGTTGTCAATTAGCGTAGGGCATATTTTTTAAGAGTTAGCTTCCCAAAGTAAAGTATAAGTACCTGCCGGACTGTTGGTTTTTGTCCAAGTAATGATAATATTTGTTGAGTCTACTGTTACTACGCCTGTTTGAGTACCACCAGCTGTATCAATATTGAGTGTAAAAGTAGTTGCAATAGAAGTAGTCTGTGCTCCTGTTTGATAGTAAGAAAGAGAAGACTGCGTAGTTCCGTTATAAACAGTGTTAGCTTCTCGGCTATGTCTATCACCTGAACCATCAGATATATCACAAAGTGCTCGTATTCTTACATATTTTGGTGCTACTCCGAGTCCGTGTGCAATATTCTGAGTTCAAGAAGCATCTGCTGCGTTCTTGGTTGTTGTACCACTTGCGTATGTTATTTTAGCTTGTTTTGAGTTTATATATCTCACTTCGTCAGTTCAAGCTGTAGCTTCTGCATCAGTACACATCTCTACTACTCCTTTTTCAGCAGTTGTCGCCATTGTATTTTGGAGAGTCCAGTTCGTTCCGTTATATTGTACTCTATTCAAACCGACAACAACATCGCCACTGGTAGGGTCATTTCCTCAAAGAGTTTTAATAGCCAAAGCACCACCAAATCAAGCATCGAGCGTACAAGCACCAGTATTTGCTGTTGTAGCTGAGAAGTTTACAAACATGCCTGTTGTAAGAGCTGTGAGCGTTGGGGTTACAGCGACAACATAAGTGTCATCACCTCCAGCATCAGCACCGAATGTAAATGTTCCACTCTGAATATTCTTTGCTTGGTCGCTTGGAAGAGCAACGAGTTTTGCTCCTGTTCCTCCTGTGTCAGTTCAAGCGATAGTTTCAGCACTTGTAGCAATTTCTACTTTACCTGCGACTGTTGTAGAGGCATCAGCTTGTGTACTACCACTTGCTATTGCACTCCAAGCACCTCACTGATATACATTGAGTTCTCCTGTTGTAGAGTTGTAGATAATTTGTCAGTTCGCTGCGTTACTTGATGCATCTCTCTGGGTTGTTGTGAGGGATTTTACTTTCAGACCACTTGTTGTAGTACCTGTAAAAGTGAGGTCTACGAAAGTCATCTCGCTATTACTTACTGTACCATCAGCCAAATCCATCAGTTTTTTTAATGCTCCCCAATCTGTTAGAGTAACTGTCGCTCACTTTCTGTGTGTTTTAAGAAATCAGCTTGTAACAACTCACTGACATGAATATGAAGAGATAGCTGTTAATGCTGTGCCAGTTAGGGTACAAATTATATACTCTTTAGATTCTATAGGAGCATTCGTGCCATCAAACGTCAAAATGTATGTTCCTGTTGGGAGAGCTACTCCATTGTCGTCTGTTGCACTATCTAGTGTAGCACTGGTCGCTCATACTGCTACCTTTAGATTAAGAGTAGTATTGAAATCCGAGATGACCTTGACTGTGTTTACCATATTTATAGTTTATTGAATTAAGTAGAAAGTAAAAGGATTATTGGGTCGTTTTTCTTGATGGTCGTCACCATGTTCCTGTTTTCTTGTGGCATTCCACACAAAGTGTTCGACCATTATCTATTGCATACCTGAGTTCAGGATAATCTACCCAGGGTTTTATATGGTCTGCATGGAGTGTGCATCACCTCTGATAACACCAAATGCAAGTATAATCATCTCTTTCAAAAACAGAATATCTCCAAAGTTTATACTCCTTAGTTTCCATTGCTAACTGTCTTTCAGTTTTATTGATTTTAGATATGCCTCATCTCCAACTAGCATTATTTTCTCATCTATTGTATTTTGGAGCACAGTCTTTACACCTTTTTGTACTATATGATGATACTTGTTTTCAACAATCAATGCACTTAGGCATTCATCATTTCCAAGATGGGGAATTTTCTCATGTTTGTCTTTTGGACATTTCTGATAGGTATTCATTCCCCTTGCCATACATTGGGTTTTTCTCTCACATCTTTGATAATGATAACTTATTTTTTGTTTCTTCAGATGCTTTTTTCCCCTTATGTAATATACTATTTTTTCTCTTCCATTCATCTGTATGTGTAAAATTCCTTTTTACTCATGTCTGTCATAAGCTAGAACATTTTTTACTACAAAATTTACTAACTTTCCTATCGTTTAAGTATTCATTTCAGCAATGTTGGCATATTTTTAGCATTATAAATCCGTTAAAGTTCAAGAAATATTTGTGTTTTGCTTCGTACGAAACTGTACTGGAATTTTGTTCTCAAACAATCGAAGTTTATAAGTGTCATCGTACATATCTACAGAAATGTATCAGATGCCTCGTGAAATCAATTTTACACATCTCTTTCGGAATTTACTTGTAGAAAAGTTAAGTTCTGCAAAGTAGGCATATCAGAGTTCGTTGCTTGGCTCTCCACCGATAATCGCAGCACCTATTCCACTCGCACCAATAGTGTAGGATTGAGCAGTGTTCACATAAGTTCCATCTCATCTGATAGTTCCTATTTGTGTGAAAGAGCCATCATCTTGTGAGAGATAGATTTCTAAAGTCTGTGAAGGAGTGATTAGCCCCTTTATTCTAAATCTTTTTGTTTTCTTGAGTCTCTGTGTGTTGAAAAACTCATCACCACTTATCCAGTAGTTTTGAATCTGTTGGTCGTCATCATCGAAGCCACTCAGGAGGTTGTAAACATTGTTCGTGGTAGTATCACCAGCATAGAGGAGTCAAGAGATGTCTTGGAGCGTTTTTGCAGCGTATGGAATAACATCTAGTGTTTTCCTACGGAAGTTATAGAGGAAGAGTGTATCGTTGGTAGATTGATTAAATGAGATTCAAGAAAAGACTATATTCTCTCCAAACGTAGTCATCGCACACGCTGTCCATGTGTATTGGGAGAAATCAAACTGAGGAGCGAGAGTGACTGGAATGAGATTGTCTCATAACTGATTAGGTGTGAGGATAGTCAATGCTGGCTTGTCTAAACTAGCTGTGTTCATAAATACGACTCATTGCCCTGTTGTGACAGTAGCTCTCCAATAAGGGACACCTATATCCTTTCGGAAGACTATATTTGAGAAGACAAGGTCAGTATCGTCTATCGTTAGCTGGTAAACAGAGCGTGACTTTATCGAATAAAAAGCCCCATTATGAATCGTAATTGTTTGAATAGCATCTCCACCTTCATCTTGAGGGATGAGGATTCACTCACCAGCGAGACGAGTAGAACTGTATGTAAAGTCTGTAATTCCGTTTGTGTTGCTCATCTCCCATTGATAGGTCGCTGTACCAGCACCGCTTTGTGATGTAGTGAACGCACCTGTCATGTAGTTGATAGTCCCAGTACCTCAGAGAGTACCAGTGAGGACACCGAGTAAATTATCAGTAAAGACTTCTCCACTTGAAGTATCTGTAATCGAAATATTAAAACAGTTCCTTTTAGCATCTCATGCTTTGAACCCAAGAGTTCCAGTTGCAGTGTCAGCGACTACTTCTGCTGAAACTGTTGTATAAACAGTAGAGTTTTGTCTGTCTATTTTAGAGCCATAGAAACCTGTTTTGTCTTTCGGAAGTCACCACATTATCATTCTACCTGTTGATATGATGCTTTTACCACAATATACTCCTGTAGGTCAGTACATTGTAGCGTAGTTTCAAGGATTGACTGTGTGTATTTTGAAGAGTCAGTCTACTCATGAAGCGTATATAAAAGTCCCAGCCAAAGATTGATAGCGAGCGAAAGTATACTCAGCTCCCGAAGTGAGACCTGTGATAGTATCCACCCATAAAAGAGTAGAAGTATTGTAATACTGAATTTTAGTAGTTGTTTTTCTGAATTGTACGACTGTTCAGTCTACTTTATACCCGAATCAATGGCCTTGAATATATCCATTGGCTGTTTCTTCTGCTCCTATCAATAGCTTACCTCTGCAAAGTTCTATACCTGAGTCAGTAGATACCCAACCAGATGAATCCCTTGAAGCAAATGGTCAGATTTGCTCCGAATCCATGAGGTTCGAGATGCCCTGTCCAAGTCATTTAATAGATTCGCTCATTTATTAGTAGGATAATTTTAGGTGACTGTCATATATTCTCATCTTTTCCATTTGTTTCTCGTATTCCAGTTGGTTTTCTCTTTGATAAGACATATTCTTATCTGTTTGCTCTAAATTATTGAATTGAGCAGCAGCACGATAGGCAATCATCTTGTGAAATCTAGCAGGGAATATTGGAGATGTGCCAATGAGGATAGCATCTGGGATATATTTATAGTCATACGTTACGCTTTGTGCAGTTGTAGGTTGTTTTGTAAATACCAATCGTGAGTTTGGAATGTCTATGTAGACGAAACCATCCATGTTGTAGTAGTTGTTCCTCTCTGCGATGTTTATAACTGTGTAGATTGACCGAGTAGACCCCACAATAACAGTAGAAACCGCAGCGTATGGTGTGTAAATTCTTTGAGAGTAGAGATTTGATGAGCCATGTGGTACTCAAAGGTTATTATACCCATATCCGACACTACTATTTAAGTTTGGAAGTATGAGGTCAAAATCAGAGGGAAGAGCGACATAATCTACACTTGTACTCGTAGTGCCTGAGTATGTTTTTCTGAGGAAATTCCAGTTTCGGTCATCGCAGATATCGTAATATGCTTCATTGATTTGCTCTAAAGTTTCATCACTCGATAACGCTGCGGAGTCATCAACCTGTAAATAAAATCGTTGCATTAGTTCACTTCAGTTCATATTCTTTTTTGGTTATTCAAATAAATCTCATTGATTTTTTGTAAAAATAATTCCTGCGAATACGCCTTTTTCATCATATTACACATAGTACAGCAAGAAATAGAGTTTTCGATAGTATATCATAATGAATTATCTACCCTATCTATTCATTTCGATTTTATTCAACAGTAAAAACATGGCTCAGATGTTATTTTGATAAAATCTTCAATTGATAACAAAAATTCCAAACCTCTTACCCTAGAACCACTCTGATATGTTTTAAACTGTGTAGAAATTTTCTCAAGCGTATTTTTTCTACTTATTCTGTAAGCATCGGTCTTTCTATACTCCCTAGCTTTTTGTTTCATTTCTTCCTTATTCTGTTCATAATATAACCTATTGTGCTCCTTGTGCTTCACTAGATTTCTCTCAACCCATCGCTTTTGCTGTTCTTTAATTTTCTCTTTATTTTGAGTTCGGTAAGATTTTTTGTACTCTTGTATTTGTTCCTTATTGGCTAGATACCATTTTTTATTCTGTTCTTTCTTTTTATCATTAATCATAGTAAGTGGTTTTACTGTTAAAATGTTAGAGACACAAAATGAACCACCATTCCATGTCTCATAACAAAAGTATTTTAATACTTCTATCGGTGATTGCAATGATAATGTTGGTTCTCATGTCATAGTTCTTAGGTTAAAGATAATCTATATGAGTAAATCCCTCCGAAGAGGGATTTTACATAGAGACTAAGCATTCTTAATTTGAACATCAAGGAATCTTTTAGAACCATCTGTGAAAGTCTTAACAGCAGCCACTATATCTGTGAAGATATTTGTAGTAAGTTGTTTAGGCTCATCACGCATCATCATCTTAGGATTATCCTGGATGGCGACATCAATAGCACCTTTTTGACCGTAGTATGCGTGTACAAAGTTTGTAGACCATGAAGCATTTGTCTGAGTCTCAGAGAGAGCAAGACGAGATGAACCACGAGCAACGATTGTAAGTACAGTAGCACTTGTAGCTGTAGCAACAATACCGAGAGTATCAGTGATTGTAACTTGGTCGGCAGCAGAGAGGGCAACACCTTGTGCAGTAGTAGTACCAGGAGCATTGAGTAATGCAGCGAGGTTTGTGATAGTAGCAGCAGCATTAGCACCAATGAGTACATTACCAGCAGTAGAACCGATAGTTGTAACAGTTGTGAATACTACACCACCGATAGTGATTGTCTGAGTGTCTGTGAACGCACCAGAAGAGAGAAGCGTAGCTTCACCTGTGAGGTTGTTTGAAACGTAGACTTCTGCACCATAGAGGTTACCAGAGAAACCATTTTTGAAAGTAGTTCCTTCATTTGAGAGTTCTTTTCCGATAGGAAATTGAGCAATCTGTGAAACACTGAATGGGTCGAGTACCCAACAAAGATTAGTCATTTCTGCATTGTTGCTAAAGAGTTTAGCGAATGTCATAGAGACCATTTGTGGGACTGTAGTACTAGAGAGCGTGATAGGTGTACCAGAAGCAGCACCACCAGCAGCAAGAGAACCATCATCGAATACAGAGAATGCATTCTTTGCTTCGTAGAGGATGTGTGAATCGAGGTATGTAGCTACTTTGATAGCGACATTACGACCAGCAAACTCACCTGGGTCAAGAGGACCAGCCTGAATTTCTTCAAGACGACCAATTGGGAAGACTGCACCAGACTGGATATTAACCGTCATATTCTGAGTTGAGTCAGTAATAGGGTCAATAGTTCTGTCTGTGAGGTTAGTAAACGCACGGACACGGACACCTGAGAGGTCAAGAGCAAAACGAGTGACAGTGTCACCGTATTTAAGATTGCTTTCATATCGAGTGTTAGCTACCTTGAGACCAACCAACATTTTGTTGAGGATGTCCTGGTAGCGCATTACAAACGATTTCGAAAAATCATTGAGAGCCATATAAGTAAAAGTAAATATAATTCCTTTATATTTTCCTCCACCCTATGACATAGTATTTATCTGATTCAGTCGAGATGATTATACCAGAGCGTTTTAGCTTCTGGGTTCTTTTCAAAAAGAGTAATCTTTTCGCTGTTTGAGAGTCTTTCTATGTCACTGACTTTATTAACAGCGCTGTAATCCATAGAAGCTCGTGTATCGTTTTCAGTTGATTTCCTTCCCTTCATCTCTGGTTGCCAGAGTTTTTCAGCAAGTTCCTTAATAGGTGTGTTGCGATATTTAGGGAGGAGAGCGAGAGATTTAAGGAGGTCTCTATCTACTTTATCGGTATCGACATTCGCTTTCGCTAGTTCTTTATCAAGTAAAGTTTCAAGTGCCTGATTTTCTTTCTCTCGTTGTGCCTGAATACGGAGCGGAGCAACTTTCTCTTCTGCCTTTTTATCAATGAGAGCTTCTACATCATCGAGAAATTCGGTGGTAGTAGAGTCCTGATATTTTGCTTTCAGTTCAGAGGGCTTTTGAGCCGACTTAAATGATTGCAATTCAGCTTCCAATTCTGCTGCTCGTGACTTCCACTTGTCTCGTCAGTCCTTGACAGCGAGGAGGTCACTCTCTGGAACCAACTTTGGTTGTGCTTCTTCTGGAGTGGCGTTCTCTAAAGTTGAGACACTACCTTCGACTTGTCCAGATATTGCTTCCTCTGTGGAAATATTAGCTTCATCAGCCATAATTTTAATACTCTTTATACTTGAGCAAAGTAGGCGTTATTTTGGCGAGGCTGTCCTATTCCTCTAAAATACTAGTTTATACTCATAGCAGAGATGTATAACAATAATACTTATATTTAGGGCAATGCAAATTATTTTAGGTATCAATCCTGTACGCCAAATAAAGGAAAATAAAGATGGCGTACAGGACACATAACTATAATTCTTTATTAAATTCCTCTTGGAGCTTAGACATTGCTGTTTCTAGGTGCTTTCTACTCCCTATTCTTTGGAGCATCATGCGTGCTGTCTTTAATTCAGCGATGATACCTTTTACACTATCAAAAGTCGCCTCAGAGTCCAAAGACTGTATGAGGCGATTGATAGAAGACTCTTCGAGGTTTTCGAGGTCTTTAATAAGTATTTTACCACCTTCTGTATTTGCGAGAGCTTCGAGTGATTGCATCTTATCCACTCCATCAGCCATCATAGTCAGCTTGGTGGAGGGTTTCGGTAGAGCTTTTTTGATTCAGTCGATTGTAGACATACTATTTTTTAGTAGCTTCTGCGAGAGCCGACTCAGCGAGACATTCGTTCTTGTATGCTTCTTCTAGGTTTTTAATATCTAGTTCCTTCTCGATGATAGCCAATTCAGCTTTGAATAAATCAATCTTGTTCTGGTCTGCTTCGTTCTCTTCGTTGCGCTTTGCTATAAATCCCTCAAGTTTACCAATCATTTGGTATGCTTGATAAGGTGTGAACTCAGCGTGTGCCTTCTGGACTTTAGCCATAGGGCGTTTAATAGGTGAGAGCTTTGCAGACTCTTCATCTTCTATCCAAAAATATTCTGGGACAGATAAATCTATTTCCTTCAACTCATCACGAGTAATTGACATAAAATTCCTTTATAAAATAAAAACTAGACCATGCGATAAGTTCCACCTGGAAATCTTTTGACTTCCTCCTCAGCTTCCTCAATAGAATTGACCTGAGCTACAAGTGCAGAACGACTATCGAATACACGATAGGCACGACCAACTGGTGTCTCTACCGCTACTTCCTCCTGACTAGCAAGAGTCTCCTCGATAATCTCTCCACGAGCTTCTGCCTCTTCTCGCAAGCGTTTAGCTTTCGTGAGGTGATGTTCTTTCTTCTCAGCCATAAATGGTGTTAAAAATAAGTGACCGTATTCTACTTTAATATTCTTGATTTGCAAGAGCTGGCTCTGGTGGCATTATATCAGAGATTTGAGTACCAGCTTGAGGCACTTGTGCTTGTCCTACCATACCCATTGCCTGTCATGCTTGACTTGGCAATCATTCCGCTGCAAGTTGTGCATCAATACTTGCTGTCATGTTATACTGGATGATAGGCATCAGTTCATCTATGTATAGGAAAAGCTTGTCAGCATCTTCTTGTGAGATGTTCTCCTCGTTGTCAGTAGTCCAGTCAAGTATCTTCTGAGCGTAGGCAACATTTGCTGCTTTGTTTGGTTTCACTTTCTTACCATCGAGGATGTCTTGGATGTCTCTTGCTGCTTCACTCATCAATTCAGCGTTTCAATATTCCTTGTCCATGAGTTGATTCACTTCTTCATTAGTAAATCCAGCGATAGATGCTTCCATTTCAGCCATGACTTTAGGATTGTAGTTAGGATTCATTTTGTTTGTTTGTAAAAACGTGAGTTTGTTCCTTTTCTCCACTCCTTGCATAGTTTGTTCAGCACCAGCGGTGATGATAGTAATATCGTAGTTAGCATGTCTCTTTCTGTCCTTTTTAGTCACTTTTTTAGTGAATTGTACCCCATCATTGCCTATCATTTGTACTGCGATGCTTTTAGTCATGTGTTCATCGAGACCTTCGATGTAGAGAGTAGCAAATCTATACTGTGCTTCTGCTTCATTGTCTTGTATAAGAGAGAACCTGTCAGCAGCGTTAGCTTGATTCCCTTCATAGATACCTACCTTATCCTCGTCTGATTGTCCTCTAGCACCATTTGTGACTCATGATTGTACTGAAACTATCTGGTCGAGTTTATCATATACAGTCATTGCAGGATTCAGAGGTACTGTTTGGAAGAATTGTATATCTTTAGATACATCAAAGCCAGCTTTTACTGGTATGAGACCGTCTGTTCGGTATTCCAGGAGTGCAGGGTCTTCTATAGCGTTTACATTAAATGCTTTCATTGGTCTATTGATTGCTTCAGCGTTGTCGAGGAATTGATTGATAGAGATACTTTTAGCTATGATAGGCTCGATAACTCCATCAAGAGGAGAAGGATTCCAAAACTCTGTCAGGTCATCATCAGAAGATGCAGTAAAGAACGGATACTTACCGCTTGGGAATATATCTATCAGCTTTTCTATACGGATTGCCTTGCCTCCGTTTTCTGTCAATAGTACATAGTATCTTTCGTCTTCGTAAGTAGTGTACCATTCCCAGAACTTATACTGGTCTGGGTTTGTTATAATCTTTTTGTTCGCCATTGTCACCCACATATTCTGAGCATCGTCTTCTTGTGAGATAAAATTTCCATTAGCAGCACCAGAAGTGAGTTCTTTTGCTTCTGTTCTGAGGTAAAGACCCGAGCTTACACCTTTCTCTATTTGTTTTTTACTCTTTATGATATTCCCACGACCAAGATAGTACGCTTTTTCTATATCATCACCACCACAACTAGGGTCAATGAGGAACTGATAACAAGGTACATTCGAGAGGTATGAACAATACCCATCGACACTGTCAGCATGGTATTCCATGATATACCTACCATACTTAATCATTTCCTTTCTAGCTCTACGGATTTTAGCGTTCCATTGACCAGCTTTAGCATCTTTATCTTTGATAGCGTTGTCTACTTTCGCAGCTTCTAAATCGGCTTCTTCACCTCGTACAAACTTGAAGTTGTAGGGGTTGTTGATTTTAGAGAGAAAAGTCTGTACAAATGACTGTGCTTCGTTTAGGTTTATGTTATTACGATTGAGACTTTCTATATCCTTCTTTATACCGAGATACATCCTATCGTTTCTCTCCCACCTCGTTAATATATACTGTTTAGCATCACGAGCTGTCGAGATTTCATTGAGACATTGGTTGGTAATCTTGTCTCGAATAGGTTTATCAATAGTAGGCATAGTTTTAGAGTTGTTCCTTTATTCTAGTATATACTTATTTTTTTACAATCAAAGATATTTTGAGGAGCTGTTTGCTTTCTGTTTTTCTCTGTACTTAAAAGTATCGTAATTAAATGTAGAGACTGGCTCTTTAAGGAGGTTGGAGAGTGCATAGCGTACTGCATCAAGTGAATGGTCGAAACCAGACTCAGGTACATTGATAATCTTTCAATCCCTATCTGTCATCCACATATAGTTTCTGTATTCCTTAATAATGTTTGTACTACTCTTAGTCACACTTATTCTCTGCCCTTGCACTAATTGTATACCATTCTTGATAGAGTCAGGTCATTTCTCTGCACCTATTATCGTGAGTCAGTAGCTTTTAATCTCATCAATACTTTTAGGCTCTGCACTATCAGCGATAATAAGGGCAGTAGGGTAGGATTTAAGTATGTCAGCTATCTGTTTGTTGCTCAATCCCTTTTGGAACGTCACTTCATCGAGTATGTATCACCCATTGTACGCATAAATGGCTACTATTGCGGTAGGGTCATTCGTATACCCAAAGTCTACTCCATACCTTTCTAAGCGTGCTTCATGTGGTACAGAGTCTATGATAGCCCAATCCTTGTATATCTTCTTCTCCATTGTGTTTGGGAGTCCAAGCCACTTATGATTGTAGAGAGCGATTCTCTTTTCCTTGTCATCTTCCATCTCTAGTCGAATAACCTCTGGCATCATCCCATATTTAATAGCGATGTCGTAGTTTACATTTATTACGAGTGTGTTTGGTCGTCACTCTATTACGAGTCGAGTATGTATAGGGTCGTCTTCTAGCAATCGGTTGTAGGTGTAGATAATCCTAGAGCCGTCCTTACGCACTGTAGGAGTCAGGACATCAATAGACTCCTTTGAGATAGTCTGAGCCTCTTCTACCCATGCTATATCTATACCCTCGATAGACTTAATACTCTGCTCATTGTTCCATAGTCCTTTGAAGAGAAAGTCAGAACCATTTATAGTGTTTACTATCGAATTATTAGTTACCTCAAAATCAGTCAGTCAGTATTGCTGTATTAAATCCTTGAGGAGTTGGTGTGAGCTTTCAGCAATAGAGGTCTGAAACTCTCTGAAACATCCTATGCGTATTTTACCCTGTCTAGCCATTATTAAAAGGTAGCGAGCCACTGTATGAGACTTCAAAGAAAAACGACCACCATAGATAGCTGCTTCTCTCCAATCGTTATCAAATAGTCTCTTATACTCAACTGGTATCTCAATTGTCTTTAGCATCTATAAATTTTACTAGAACTGGTTGGAGGGTTTCTCCGTTAGATGTAATATCTTGTGTAGCGTGGGGCATTCATTCTACCATTCTCCATAAATCTATCTTATTCATTCACTCAAAGAACTCTTCTCTTTCCTCTGGTGTCATAGTGTCAAACTTGTTCTTCAAGTATGTCTTCAAACTTATACTCCCTTTTGGTCTTCAAGAGGGATTTCAGCTCTGTCATTTCTTATAGAGCCAGGGCTTCTCAGAATTACTGTTTTCAGACTGTTTACCAGTCTCTGTATGAGTTCCGTCAGTCATACCTATATTATATTCTTATTTCTTATTATGCAAATTATCTATAGGCTTAAATCAATACTCCCCAACAAATACTCAGGGCATTCAAGATACTTCCCTGTATTTCTTTCCGTTCTCATCTACTAACCAAATAGTTTCATTCATAGTTATTTATTTAGCTCAAATATAAAAACTCAGTCCTCATGCTTTCAGTTATAGGTTGCTACTAAATCAGTTCATATGATATTTATGGTGTCTCCCTTAGCAGGTACGCTAGGGAAATCAAAGACTTCACTCTTGAGTTGGTATTGTATTTTTATCATATTATTTATTTAGCTCTTGGTGTGGACTCTATCTCAGCGTATAGGGTATTAAATCGAGTTTCTAAATCCATGTCATCGGTGACATCTCATCAGATATACTCAAATGCTTTATCAGTGGCTCAACAAAGATAAACATATTTCTTGTTTCATACTCTGGGGAAGTTGAATCGAGTTGAATATGATAATTTTCTTAGTTTGTTCATAGCTCTTCTATTTTATAGAGGACAGCTTGGAGTTCGGAGATTTGTTCGCTAATACAAAAGTATTCAGTGGATACTCCTGCTTCTTTTAGTTTGGGTCGTAATTGGTTTATCCCCTCTTTTATATAATTGGTTAGTTCAGACATAGGGGGAGGGGTTATCAAGATATTTTTCTATTCCATCATCGCCAATCTTCTACTCGATTTTTAGCTGTAGAAATCCATTTTTCTTTTTCTGTGTCAGATAAATAACTCCATGTACAAACATTTGTCTGTGAACTCAGTTCGGACAAGCGAATATCATCTGCAATGTATTCTATGTAATGCTGTTCATTAGTCATAGTTATTTAAGTTTTAAGAGGTCTAGGAGCTTCTCTACTGCATCTTTACGCTTCTCAGGAGGTAACATAAGTAATCACATTACAGAGCGTTTATATTCGGTATTGTCCATAGTATTTATTTAAGTGATGAGATAGATTCTTTTAAAGATTCTTTTGATAATTGAGGATTCGGCATGAATATAAGTCACTTAAAGTATTCATCTATTTTTCACAGGCACTTCTCTTTCATTCGTCTCTCAGCCTCTATTATCTCTAAGTTCTTTGCTAATTCTATGTTTTCCATAAAAGACAATAATGTTCGAGCGTTATACCGCCATTTATTAGTTTTTTCGTTGTAAAGGTTTGAGTACAATATGCTGTAGTTTCATTTTAGCATTTCTTTGAGTTTCTCTCGGAGTTCTTTGGTCATAAAGGTTATTTGGTGAATAGGCGGATAAGGGTTTCTATATCGGATTTGGAGGAGGGGTATAGAGGTGTTTGCTCGGTAGAATCAAATAGAGTCCATTTTCAAGGATAGTCGTAATCTAATCAGAGACTTCCTAGTGTAGTCCATGCTCAAAAATTAGAATTTACTGGTGAGATTGCATTTATAGCAAATCCCATCTCTATCAACTCTTGTTCTGTTGGTGTGTAAGTCATATAGGTAGGGGGTTTATTGGTTATCTTTTTTAGAAAAACATCACAATACAAAATGAAATATTCATACACAGAGTAGAAATACTCAAATATTATTCGCTATACTACGGTCATATATTGCTAGGCATATCATACTTCATACCATCAGGGTATACGAGTTTATTAAAAATGAGTCAGAGGGTTTCATAGTAGTATAGAAATTAGAGGGGTTTATCAATTACAGGGTAAATATCACATCATTGCTCACCACATTTGTGGCATTCGTACTTGCATGTAAACTCATCTATTCACACTTCGCTCACTTGAGCATTACAGCATTTAGAGAGGTAGTAGGAGGACATATTATTTTCAATTAAAGACATAAGGATATGATAAAACTGGCAAGAAAGCTA